CATACCAAGAGTCAGAAAAGCAAGCCCTTTTCCATGCATCGGCTGCAACAGAAACCTTTTACGGCGGAGCAAAGGGGGGAGGAAAGTCGTGCGGCCTGGTCATGGATTGCCTGGCTTACTGCCTGGAATTTCCCGGGGCAGATGCATACCTATTCAGGGAGACATATGACGATCTGGAAGCAAACTTAATTAGCGAGTGGAAAAACCGGGTACCGGATAAGCTTTACAAATATAATGAGTCTAAACACGAAGCCAAGATGGTTAATGGCTCAGTGGTCCGATTCCGGTATGTGGCCAACTACAAGGATGCAGAGCACTACCAGGGCCGCTCAATTGACTACATAGGCATCGACGAATTGACTAAACATGAGGAAAAGACAGTTCAGGAGCTGCTTTCCTGCCTGCGTTCCGCAAAAGGCTTCCCGCCAACATTTAAAGCAACCGGCAACCCAGGCGGCAAAGGGCACCGATGGGTTAAAAGAAGGTATATCACCCCGACAGAGTACGGGGCCAAAGAGTATACCGACAAGGAGACCGGCAACCGGATTACGTTCATCCCATCAAAAGTTTACGATAACCCGGCAATCATGGCCAACGACCCGGCATATGTCAGGAGACTGGAAAACTTACCGGAAGCTAAAAGGCGGGCCTTCCTTTATGGAGACTGGGACGTTTACACCGGACAGGGGTTCCCTGAATGGTCCGAAAATATTCATGTTGTAGATAACTTCGACATCCCTGAGCACTGGTACCGCTGGCGCTGCCTTGACAATGGATATGCGGACCCGTTCTATTGGGGATGGCTGGCAGTATCACCAGACGGTATTGTTTACCTTTATCGAGAGTTTACGCGAGGCAAGGATGATCCACGACTGCTTTACACTGAGCAGGCCCGGCGAGCAGTAGAAAAATCTCAATACCTAACCGTCAGGCGGGGCCGGGAAGTATGGGAGCCGGAGGACATAGGCTATACTGTGGCCGGAGTGGATGCTTGGAACTCCCACCACCGGGACCAGTCAGGAAAGAGCCTAGTGGATTATTATATGGAGGGTGGCATCAGCGGACTAACAAAAGCCATCACGGATCGGAAGTTGCGCAAAGATACATTCCATGAATATCTTAAGCCCATTCCAATTATAGACCTAGCAACCGGCCAGGAAACCGGCGAATACTATGCTAAATTTCAAGTTATGCGTCGGTGCAAGCGATTTATAGAGTGGTTCCCAGAGCTAGTTGAGGAAGAGGACAATCCGGACGTGATAGCCGACTGCGATTATGACCACGGGTATGATGCAGTGGGGTATTCGCTTATTTCCCACCACGCCCACCAATCCGACACATTAGAGGACCAAGAAAGGCGCAAGTCCTTCGACTTCGAAACCGACGAGGACGAGGATACTGACCTATCCCAGGCGGCAGGGTTCTTCGGGATGTGAAGAGTTGAAACACATTAATAAAGGAGGCCACCAAAACATGAGCCTTAAATCAGCCATAGAACTGTGCCAGCTAAAAATCTCAATGGCAATTTCCGCGCCATCCAAAGAGAAAATGCTGGCGGCGGCACGGGAAGCGGAGTTCGCCTTAATGGTGCTTGGGGAGGCGGTAGATGAGCCACAGGCACAAAACAATCCGACAGCAGGAATGTATCGGGTGCCATCCCGCCCCTCAATATCATCCATAGAGGACGTGCCCTGGCCGGAAGGTGACAGCGAGGACAACCCGGAAGCCGAGACGCCTTTGGAGAAGCGGAACCGGGAAGAAATGAAGAATAGGGGGTTTTTCGGATAATGGATATAACAATGAGCAGTAAACACGATAAGATTTATGCAAAGGCAATGGAGGAAGCGAAGATGGAAGCAGAGATGGAAGTAAATCAACAAGATAGAGGTAACCCCACATGCAAATACTGCGGCAAGGAGATAAAATTAAACGGGCTATTCATGCACGAGAAGCATTGCCCTGATAATCCGATTAACATAGCCAAACGGGAATTAGAGCAGAGACAGAAGCGGGAACAGGTAATCAAGGAACAGAGGCAGTCAAGCCTTAAGGATATTGAGGAAATGGAAAACAAAATAGATAGCAAAAAAACTTATTTAGATGGTAGCATAAATAATCCCCGTATAGCCATCCCCTTATCCCATTGCTCCCGCGACATCGGTTATGTTAAGGAGAACAAGCCTTTCTTTATGAAGGTCATGGGCAGGAAAGTGGGGGATAAGGTCTATGTGGAGGAAGTAAGCCTGATGCGGTTATAAATTTATGGGATAGGCGGTCGCGAGCCGACAAGCATAGTTTCCTGGCTATGCTTCCCATAATTAAGTAATTCGGGATAAATACTACGGGAGGTATTTTAATTAATGGGTAATTTTAATGACTTAACTGGAAATAAATTTGGAAGATGGACAGTAATTAAGCGGGCTAAAAACAGTAGTAACCTGTGTAGAAACCCCAGGTGGTTTTGCCGATGCGAATGCGGGAATGAGTCTATAGTTTATGGACACACCTTAAAAAATGGTGAATCTCAAAGTTGTGGATGCTTACAAAGGGAGTTATTGAGTAAAAGAAGAAAATCTCACGGCATGACAACAACAAGACAGTATAATATATGGGCAAATATGAAAGATAGGTGTCAGAATCCTAATAATGAACACTACGAAGACTATGGTGGTCGTGGAATTAAAGTATGCGAAAGGTGGGAATCCTTCGAAGACTTCTGGGAGGATACGAAGAAAACATACAGTGATGACTTGAGCATCGACCGAATAAATAACGACGGTAATTATGAAAAAGACAATTGTCGATGGGCAACAGTTATCGAACAGAACAACAACAGGAGAATTTGTAAGATTTTTACCTATCATGGGGTAACTGATACTATACCAAATCTATGCAGAACATTTAATAAAAACTATGAGAATGTTCGCAAAAGAATAAACAGGCATGGATGGGGCATAAGCCGAGCCATGCAATAGGAAAACCCGAAGGTGGTGATATTGTGGAAGATGAAGAAATATTAGAAAACCAAGAAGATGCTGATAAAGAAGTTATATTAAAAGCCATTCGCACCTGCTCAGAGTGGTATGAGAATGACAAAAACGCCAAGCAATTTTATGTAGACGAAATGAAAGAATGCTGGAAATTGTACTGTAGTCGCCACTGGGATTTACTGGACCCCACCGGCAACCCCTTGCGTACAGAGGAACAGCAGCGGAACCGACCCAATGCCGTAGAGAATATGACATTTTCTTTAATAGAGGGTACCGCCTCAGAATTTGCTGAGGACGTGGAGCTAATCGACTTCCCCGTGGAAGAAGGGGACGATGACCAAGCGGAAACTATGACGGAGATTAAAGAGTTTATTTTCTATAAAAACATGGTTTCGATGGAGCGGATAAAATTCCTTCGCTGGTTTTTTCTTTACGGTACAGGTATTTGGCATATCTATTGGGATCCTGATTGGCGAGGCGGGAGGGGTCCTAACCGATGGGAGGGTGATATCCGCTGGAAAGCACTGCATCCTCTATCATTAATTCCTGACGCCCGGTGCAAGGAGGATATCAACGAAGGGAATAGGTGCCACAAAAGAGTATGGCGAACTATAGAGGAATTAAAGCAGAAGTACCCTCACTTATCGGAAGAGTTTCAGGAAGAGAGCATGGACGAAACTGATGATATGCTGTTGGATACGCAGACCGATGCGGAAGGGTTTGACGATGAAGCATATAGAGAGAACCAACTTCCCGTTATTGAAACTTGGTATACCGGAGATCCGCTGATTCCTGACGATAGCGGACAGGAAGGGTACGGCCTCCATGTAATTTGGTGGGCCGGGGAGAATCAGCAGCTTTATTTGAAACATGCCAATTATATCTATTTTGACCCAGAGGAAACCGCAAAGTTTCCTTTTATTGTGCGCCAATGTTATCCCAGAGAAAATTCTATTTGGGGATATGGTGAAGCGTATTTTCTGAAGAATCCACAAATAATCCGGAACAAAACAGCGGAGATCATCATAGAGGGACATATGCATCAAGCAGTGGGGCAGACATATTACGACCAAAGCGCCCTATCTCCAAAACAGAAGAAAATAGTCCAGACAAAAGGCACCTTGCCGGGGATGTGGTTTGAATGCCAGAATATACAGGGTATTAAAAGGGAGTTTTCCAAAGGCGTACCGAGTACCCTTCAGACGGAAATGGACCGTAATAGGTCCATGATGGAATCTATTATCGGGCGGTTTGATATTTCCCAAGGAAGGACACCGGGTAGCGTGACGGCTTTTAAGGCTATTGCGGAGCTTTCGGCTAGGGCCCAGGTGCGGCTTAGGATTAAGGATAAGGCAATTCAGAGTTCATATGAAGAGGGCGGCATGTTTGCCAATCGGTTGATTGAGAAGTTTTATGACGAGCGACGGAAGTTCAGGATCATGGGCAAAGAGAACGGCGAGGGCAAACAGAAGTACCAATACAAAGAATTTAATCGCGAAAATATGCTAAAAGTGTATGATACCACTAACGGAGCGGTAGCACCATATAGCCAATCAGAACAGCAAATACCGGCCATGGGGATGATAAAACAACTTAAACAGCAGTATGAAGCGGGGATGATTCCCGAGGAACAATTTATTGCCATGGCCAATGAACTGCAAATTGAGAATTATGAGATTTATTTTCCGGAGTTTGATTGTTACTGCAAAACCAGCAGCGTGACACCTTCAGATAGGTTCTATTATATTGAGGTAGCCAAGGAATTGTTAACAATGGGGATACTGCCGCCAAAGATATTCCTGGAAGTGCTGGATACCGGGAAATTCCCGCCCATAGAAGAAGTGCAAGCAGAGCTTGAAAAGATGAGTCAGCCGAAAATCGGGGATATGGTTGGGGTCCTTCCGCCGGAACTGCAGCAATATATGAGTACCTTGTCACCGGAGGATTTGGTAACGGAAATGGCGGGGTTATTGCAGGTTGGAGCGCAAAACATTGATTTACCGCCAATGCAAATGCAAGGAGCGGTAATGCCGCAAGGTGGAGGAGGGGGACAACAAGGACAAATAGCATAATCACAACGCAGGGGAAGTATGAACCACCAAGGCAGGACGGGGAACCGTTCTTTTTTAATGCTTATTTTAAGGTTTATTTAATGTCCAAAACGTGCTAATGACACTAAACTTTGCAAGGAAATTAATGCCGACGGGCTTTGTACGGGAGGTAGTAAGATGTTATTTGGATTTAATGGATCAAATGGTTTTTGTGGTTATAGCATTCCTTTTTTTGAAGCAGATAAGGGCGGTGGCGGCGCTGGCGGCGGATTTGTGGATGAAACTGTTGACGATGATCCCAATGTAGCGGATGAA